CTTGTCAGGTCAATTAAATCAAGCAGAGCAGATTTACGAATACTTTGCCACTTCTATTGAACCTGGCACTAACCGATTGCTTTCAGAGGATTATCATTTTTGCCGTATTTGGAGATTGGCTGGCGGTAAAGTGTATGCAGCACCTTGGGCTAACTTAGGACACATGGGAAGTTATTTGTTTGAAGGACAGCTTACTCCAGCACCTTGATCTTTAACCAAATGCGTTCATGTAACCAATATAGGGCTATCTTAGAAAATAGCTCTATAAAGGCTATGCTGAACGCTAAGTTTGCTTGACCTGTCACTATCCAAGATAGAACAAAAGTATCAAGACTGCCTGTAACGCGCCAAGTGACCGCCTTTAATAGAGACTTGTAGTGTGAATCTATCTGCAACCCCACCTTCTTCTAGCAGCTTTACCACGCTCACCTTTCCATTTTCTTGATCTAGCACAAAATGATTTATGCCGAGGTCCTGATTTCGTTGGTGCTTTTAGCTTGCTTCCAGTAGCCCTGTTGTATTTCTTTCTGCCTTTTTCAGTCAATCCACCGCCAGCAGAAACAGATAGTTTTTCACCACGACCTACTGAAAGATTAGTGTTTTTAGGCATACGATCTAGTTCCAGTTTTATCAATAATTAAAGTCTGATTACGAGGTGTCATTCTGACTTCATTGGGTACTGAAATGTGTGTCCAACTATCAAATTCTCTAATTAACTGGTCATATTGAAGGTCTGATGCTCTGATAGCTTTGACTACTTCATCTGGTGTCATGCCAGGCACTCTAATATCGGCTGCGCAACCTAAACAATGTTGGCTAGTAGGCTTGCTACCTACCGCAGCATTAACTTGCAACGATCTATAACCGCTGTTAACCATGATTGGCTTTCCACCAAGCATCTTTTTAACTTGTTCAAGCAGCTCTGCCACTCGTTCAAGATTGTTGATTTGATCTGCGTTAGGAGTGTTGTCAAACTCCCGATGATCGGTGTGAGTAAGTTCTTCAAGAGTGAAATGCTCCGTTAAGTTCATTTAGCAGGTGTCGAGTTATAAAGCATGGCATCCTTTTTTTGGCTGCCAGCAGAAGATCCAAAATAAAAAGCAATGATTCCTGTCCAAGCAGTGCCTAATGAGCCAAGCATAATCATTAAGGGTGTATTCGCAGTATCCGCAGGAGTAACCATAAGGTAAGCCAATATGCCAAAAAACCCAAAGGTAACAAGAATACTAAGCAAAGGAGGGATAATGCTTTGAGTAGTCGTTTGCATATCTCTAGCACTTTTACGATCCTCCACAGCAAGCTGTTCAAAGTTTAATCCTAGAGCTTGAGTTTGCTCTTTGAAGCGTATTTCTTCTTGTTGTACTGCTGCAATCTGATCTGCCGATAGTTTGTTATCGTTAATCATGGACTGCACTTGGTCAGGCGAAACCCCAAATAGCTTAGATAAAGCCGTTACTGCTAAACCTGCTAGTGGACCGCCAAGGCAAGTAGCGATTGTGGGCGCTATTTGCGTTAGCCAGTTCATTACAAACCTTCTCCAGGAGTAATATAAACAGAAGCGTTTGCTGCATCGCCAATTACTCTAGCGTACACATTTCCTGTTTGACTTACTTGTGGACCAGTAATTACTTTGTAAGCATAGGGTGGCAAAGGAATTACATAGCCAGGACCATTATCAGGTAACGCCACATTAAAGCTGTTTGTAGGGTTTATCCATACATAAACAGCATTATTTACATCAGCATTAGATAAAAAATACTGGTTTGATGGACTATCAGAGGTAATGGTAAACACATTGGATTGCGTGTTAGCAGCACCAACGGCAGCTACCTTTACCGTTTTCCCCATTGGTTGGAAAGCGATATTGTTAGCCATTTAAAAAATGTCCTTGCCACCAGCATTGCCAGGCTTAGTTGTAGCGGAGTTTTTGGTGTTTTTATTACCATCAAAATTCCATACAGAAACATACCCTGCTGGCATTTTTCCAGTTAAGGTAGTGTTGATTCCATCCATAGATCCATCTCTAGGTAATGGAGGGCGCACAGCAGTAGATGTTTGCTGGCTTTTTGACTGTTCTCTTTTATGAGGTGTACCACCTGTACTGCCTTTAGTTGTCGGTTTTAGGCTCATTTTGTTTCCTCTCTTTTACATTGACTATAAGGTAACTGAATACTACAAATATTGCTAGTGTCACCACTCTTTCCCACATGGGATTCCACATTGTCCAACCGCACATCACGCTGGATGCTATTAACGCTAAAATCGTTATCAAGCGGTCTGAGATGATTTTTAATGCTAGGCGAATGATAGCTACTGCTTCCATGATTTATCCCCGTAAAAGTTAAACAATTCATAGTTTAACCCTCATCATCATCTACTGCAATAAACCCACTACCCCATTCATCATCGCTAATTTTTTGTTTTAATTTTTCAATATTGACAGCGCGGTCAATAACCTTGCATTTATCAGTCAAAGATGCCATATCGTCAGCCATAACTTGCTTAAGCAGCGTGCTAACAGCTTCTTCGAGATCGGGGTTTACGCCTTTGGATTTTTTGCTCATTAGAAAGGTGCGAGTTGGGTTAAAGAATTAAGTCCACTAGCTGTTTTACTTGATGCCACAGAAGTAAACCAGCCATTTAATAATTTTTCTAAAATTCTTAAGTCTCTAGTAGCATCTACGCGCCGAGATAACTCATTGATTTGTTGCGGAGTATATAGACCAGAGCCTTCTAAAGCATATTTAATACGGGTGTAATACAAGTCTTTTAACGCACTCTTTGGCACTCTGGCCATGGTGCTAATGACTGCATCTTGGAATGCTTTAGGGCCATCTGGCGATCTAGCCACAAATTCAGCAGCTTTTTTAATATTGGCTGGAGCGTTTTCAGAAATAACATAGTTAGCAAACTCATCAACTGGTGATTTTTTCTGATTAACAATGCTTTGTAGTTTTGCAGCCTCTTCTTCAAATGGTCGTGCAGCTTTACCAGCAGCGGTTTCAATTTGAGTAGCAGCTTTTTCTCCAGGCAGAGCTTTGACAGCTGCGCCAGCTTCTTTTTCAATTCCCCTGACTTTACGTTCAGCGGTTTTCTCAATAGGCGCGCCTTCAATGCGGGCAGAAACACCAATAGCTTTTTTGGAATAGCGTTCTGCTTCTTCCATGCCGCTAATGTAACTATTGATTTTTCCTTTAAGACTTGGCAAAACTGATAGCCAATCACTATTTGCTTTGTTGTTGTACCAATTGCGCATTTCTTGAGCTGATCTCATATCACGCAAAGTACGCGCTACATAATCACCAGCCATGTTTTCAACATATTTTTGATCACCCGTCAATTCAATTAAGTCTTTGACTTTATCGGGAGTTTTAAAGTAATAGCCAGGAATAGCTTGAGTATCAGAGGCAAACTTTCCTTCCATCCAATCATCAAGAGCGGTTGCTTTCTTACCCGCTTTAGTACCAAAAATATCTAATTCTCTAGAAGCAGCTTCGTAATTAGTAATAAAGGTTTTGTGGGCTTTAGAGTAATCACCCATGATTTTAGACAAGCGGAAATACAAATCACGCGCAGTATTGGCATCAATGGCCTCGTATCCTACGGGTGGTTTACCTTTAAATACTTCACCAAAGTTACGGCGAACTTGATCAATTGCTTCAAATGAAGGGGGAATAATTTGCTTTCTACCACCAACCACAATTGGCTTGCCCTCTAGACCAATCAAAATATCATTTAGATTTTTAATTACTCCAGGATCGGTAACGGGTGCTTCTTTAGGAATTCTGGTGAAATCCATTAAAAGCTTGTTTTTTATTTCTTTTACAATATTTTTGTATTCAGCGTTGTCACTAACTAATTTTCCCTTGGCAACTTGATCTGCAATCTCTTTATTGCGTTCTGCAACATCAAATTGTTTTTGAGCCGTTCTAGCATCGGTGGCTGCTTGCTGCCTATTTAAAATGGTTTGGCGAAGATCAGTACCAATTTCGCTTACTTCGGCTGGATAACCAATTTGATTAAGTTTTTCTTTGGCAGTTTCGACTTGCTTTTCACCAGCTTGTAGGACATTAACCCTACGGCTAACTGCCGCTTTCATGCGGTTATCAGCGTTTTGCATGACTTGAGCAGCCTTGCGATTAGCTTCTGCTTGAATAGATTGGGCTTTAGAAACATCGGTAGCGCGTAATGCGTCTGCTGATTTTTTGCCATCT